TTCTACGGTCACCAATTCCAAGATGAATCTGTAAAACATTACAGGGAAGATGACCTAGCTTTTATAGAAGCCGCAAAAGCCGCTATCAAGGAGGGTAAACAAGTCGTTTACTCTTGCTGGTGGTAATCATGGAATTACTCTGGGATATGATACCTGTTTTACTGGTAATCATCTTTATATAGAGGCGAAGTGTTACGGCAGCACATCAGGTTCCAACCCTGAAAGAGTGGGTTCAATTCCTACCGCCTCTGCCAAATATAAACAACACAAGGGTCAAGGGTCACGGTCTAATAACCGTGGCTCTCTGATATTGTGTCACTTTTATATATAGTATCAAAAATGAAATATGGATCATAGTACTCTATCCGATATTCAAATATACGTTATCTGGCTATACAATCATATCAAAGGGTTATACCTCTAATTCATATATTGTAGTCTAAACTTTAGACAGCTACGCGAGTTTGAGGCGTTGGTTTTTTGTAATGACTCGATTTCTATTTACGTTCCTATTATAGAAAAGTAGTATGGTCTTATGGCAAAAGCGAAAGTCACTCATAAAAATAGTTTGGACGTTGTTGCAAACCCTCGGGTGGAAAAAGGGCTGACACCCATGCAGGAAAAGTTTGCAATGATTTACGCTACAGAAGAGGTTACGCAAACGGAAGCGGCACTCAGGGCAGGGTATGCTGAATCCAATGCACACTCTATTGCAAGTCATATGCTAAATGGTCGTAATTACCCACAAGTCTTGCAAAGGGTTTATGAGATCAAGAAAGAGCTACAGCATAAGTACGAGGTTACTTTTGAAAGCCATGTGCAAAAACTCGCACAACTGCGTGACCAAGCATTGCAGAATGGAAACTATGCCGCCGCCGTATCTGCTGAAAAGGCCAGAGGTTCAGCGGCAGGTCTTTACATTGATCGTAAAGAAATACTGCATGGTAAGATAGACCAAATGAGTAAAGAAGAAGTACTCACTGAAATTAAGCGGATACAGCAAGAGTACCCTGCATTGGTAGAAGCAACCAGCCCTGTCATAGAGATGGACAACTTGGAGGTTCTACCCGATGGCGACAAAGAAACCTGAATCTAAACTTTGGAAAGCCCTACGCGATGGAACCAAACCCCTCGGGGTGCATTGGACTAGGATGGAGTCGTGGGCGAGTCCAGGAGTACCTGACGTCAATGGTTGCTTGAATGGCAAGGACTTCTGGGTTGAGTTAAAGGTTCTTACGACAAAGTCTGACAAGAAGTTCCCACAGTGGCGTCCTCATCAAATAGCATGGCAGACCTCAAGAACCTCTGTTGGTGGATGCGTTTGGAACTTGGTCCATCATCTTTCGTCTAGACAGCTATTATTTTTGGATGGTCGTAACCTGAGCCGGAGATTGATGGATGATGAGCCAGTGTACGATGACCGGATGGAATGGCCGATAGACCGTGATGGATGGACGAGGGTTCTCAGACGACTGATGACGAACGACGATCCAGGTCGAGAGATCCGCTGAAATCACCTGACGTCGAGCTACTCGACTCCGGCCATCTTTTTTACTCAAAATGATAATTTAAGTGTTTACATCAGCCATCAAACTTGCTACTCTATACTTACCAAAGCGGCAATGGTGTCGCGGTACTGCTCGTAGAAAGGAGCATTGTTATGGCTAAATCAGCTATCAAAAAGTCCCAAGTGGCAGAAGTAATTTTTCGTGGTATTCAGGACCTGCCTGAGGACCGTAAATCTATCGGCGTTACTGCTGAGGACATTTTTAAGTTTGTCCAGGAGCAAGCTGGCGGCAATCCCCTCAACGTAGGTGTCCGTCCAGTGGCAACGGTTGACCCCAAGGCTGAACAGCCTTTCCCTTTTGAAAGCAAGCGTACATTGTACGATGCTGACGGTCAGCCTAAAACCACGCTTCGCGGCAAGGTCGTTTGGCAGTTGATCAACGGTAATTGCACATTGCAAGAAGTTGATATGGCGCATCGTTCTATTAAAGCACGTCGCTTCCACGCTTTGCTTGACGCGCTTAATGGTGGACAGTCGCCCTCAGCCAAGGCGACTTGGGGCAACCCATTCGTTGAGCTGTTCGTTATCCCAGCCAAGTAATCATAGGATGGGCGGCCGATTGGTCGCCCTTTCTTTTTTGATGGATGGATGGATGGATGGAGATAGAAAGAGATCTCATTATATATGCACCGTCATATATACTCACACTACATCATTAAAGACTTCAGGAGAAGTCAGTCCTGGTCGCGGTGACAATTTTGTGCTGGCAAGAAAGTTTTTTGGCTGGCACTGTAAACACATAACTTAACGCAAAGGAGCTAGTTATGTTGATGATGTTTACATATACCTATCTAATGTTGGCTGGTGTGTTCTTAATGTTTACCAGTGTAGACCTATTTAATATCCCACCGTTACACCATTATGCGAGCGCAATGATATTTGTTATTGGCGGCTCCAGTTTTATGGTCGGCTATATTGGTGCATGGCGGCACAAATGCTAATGGGGTTAATTGGGGTTATTGCAATTATTTTTGTAATAATGTGCTTTTAGGGGTTTACACGGTTGTGTAAATGCTTATAATAATATGCAACAGCCAACGCGGTGTTGGCTGGTAACTTTAACCTAGGGGTTTACAATGGTTAAAACTACTACACAAGCGGCACAGGCTTTTAACGGTGCAAACGGTGCGGCTGGCAATATTAACGTTGCGGCTATGCATGCTTTTATTAACGCTAACGGCATGGGCAATGTCAACTTGCAGTTTACGCCTAATGCCTTGGCTAACGGTGTACTGTTTGGTGGTGGCAAGTTATGGGCGGTTATGCAGCCAAACAAGCAAGGCGTTATTAGCGCACGCGGCCTAATGTTATGGGCATGTGTTAATGGTGTGCCACAGCATACTGTTAAAGGCGTTAAGTGCTTTAACGTTGCTGGCATTAGCACTAAAGTACCAAGCAAGCTAACAGCCACCCCATTAGTACAGTGCCATGCAGCAATGCACATTGCTGGCACACACCCTAACGGTGTGCTTAAAGGCGGCAGCGGTGTATTGTGTAACGCTAACAGCGCACACACCAACCAAAACGCGGTTGCTGCAATACTAAACGGTGCGTTTGCTTTAAGCAGCCAAACCGTTGCCACATACGGCACGGCGTTTGGTAAACTGGTGGTTACAAGCTAACCCCTAGCCGCCAAGTACCAAAAGGTACTTGGCGGCACATTTGTTACAGTGTTGCACTTTTGCAACAGGGCAACCCCCCTAAGAGAGCGATGAACCTGTACAAGCACAGCGCAGTACACGGTTCTGTCCAAATCATTACCACTCTGAAAATTATACAGCGTACCCATACCCCCTTTTTTGAAACATTGATCCGAGATCATTGCGCCAAGAAAATTTTTATATTATTAGAATAATATGAGTGATGTTCCGGTAACTATCCCCGAAGAAGTATTGAAGCAGTATGCGCGGTTGCTTGAGAAGCAGAAACAGCACATCTCGAGTGATCACGCGAGGAAGGATTTTATGGCCTACTGCAAAACAGTATGGCCTGAGTTTATTGAGGGGAAGCACCATAAGATAATGGCGCAGAAGTTTAATGGTTTAGCTGATGGTAGTATTAAGCGGTTAATTGTGAATATGCCGCCGAGACATACAAAGTCAGAATTTGCCAGTTATTTATTGCCGAGTTATTTAATGGGGTTAAATCCAAAATTAAAGATAATACAGGCAACGCATACAGGTGAGTTAGCAGTGAGGTTTGGCCGAAAGGTGCGTAACCTTATGAACAGTAACGATTACTCTCTAGTCTTTCCAGATGTAAAATTGCGGCAAGATAGTAGTGCGGCTGGCCGATGGGAGACCCATGCTGGCGGTGAATATTTTGCGGCTGGTGTAGGTGGTGCGATTACAGGCCGTGGTGCGGATTTAATGATTATTGATGACCCGCACTCTGAACAAGATGCTTTATCCCCAGCAGCATTAGAAAATGCTTATGAGTGGTATACATCTGGTCCACGACAAAGATTGCAGCCTGGAGGAGCGATTGTAATTGTGATGACGCGTTGGTCAGAGATAGATTTGACTGGCAAATTATTAAAACAACAGGCGCGGGATGTATTAGCAGACCAGTGGGAGGTGATAGAGTTTCCGGCATTACTAGATGATGAGAAGGTTTTATGGCCTGAGTTTTGGAAAAAAGATGAATTATTAAAGGTAAAGGCTTCATTATCAGTTGGTAAATGGGAAGCGCAATGGCAGCAAAACCCGACGAGTGAAACAACAGCTATATTGAAGCGTGAGTGGTGGAATAAGTGGGAAAAAGAAGATATCCCCCAATTAAGTTATGTGATGCAGAGTTATGATACAGCATACAGTAAAAAAGAGAATGCTGATTTTAGTGCGATAACAACATGGGGTGTATTTTATCCAGTTGAGGGAGAACCACCCAATATTGTTCTGGTAGATGCGCGGCGTGGCCGATGGGATTTTCCTGAATTAAAACGTATTGCGAAAGAAGAATATGATTATTGGGAACCAGAATGTGTGATTATTGAGGCAAAAGCCAGTGGTATGCCATTAACGCAAGAGTTGCGGAATATGGGGATTCCCGTTATGAATTATACACCTAGCAGGGGTAATGATAAAT